GATGAACATCCGGACAAGCGAAGGCCAGGGACGGCCTATGCCGCTGGCCAGCTCCGAAATGCGGAAGCCCTGCCGCATGGCGGGCCCCTCGAAGGTCTTCACCCATCGGCCGGCAGTCACGAAGGAGCGCCGCTGCCCCTCGGTGATGTGCGCATGGCAGCCTGGGCACTCGACATAGCAGGCGTCCGCCCGCTCGTCATCGGTCCCGTCCTTCGGGAAGACCATCCGCGCCCATTCCACGGTGAACTCGAAGCCGCAATGGGGGCAGGGGCAGAACCACTCGTGGCGGGTGGAGGACAGCCAGGCCAGCCATATCGCGCCCGTCTCCGTGGTCACGGTGCTGGTCTCGAAGGCCTTGTAGTTCGAGAAGGTCTTCGTGCGCTCCATGGCCAGCGTCACCGGGCTGCCCTCGCCGCCCAGGGCGGGTGGGTACTTGTCCATCTCGTCCAGGTAGACGCGGCTGACCGGGCGGGAGGCCAGATTCGAGGCCGATCCCGCACCCGCCAGGGCGAAGACGCAGTTGTCGAACTCCATCTCCAGCAGGTTGAACTTTCCCCGCCCAGTCACCCGGTGCAGGCTGACCTCGGGCGTGTCCTCGAACACCCGCTGCAGCCTGGTGGCCGAAAAGCTCCTGGCCATCTGCTCCGAGGGCATCACGAACAGCGAGTTGCCGGGGTCGTTGGCCACCGTCCAGGCGGCGCAGATCGTCTCCGTCAGCGTCTTGCCGGACTGCGCGGAGAACGCCAGCACCACCTCGCGCACCTCCGGATCCTGGAAGGCCTCCATGACTCCCCGCACGTGCGGCGTATGCCGCGTTCTGTACTTCCCTGGCGCGAAGGTTCCTGTCTTAGGCGTCAGAACGACATTCGACTCGGCCCACTCCCACAGGCTCTGCCTCGGCGGGGGCCGAAGGGCCGCGCTGACGGGCTCAAGAAGCGCCGAAAGGGTCTTTTGAGAGACTTTCAAGGGCATCCCTGATCTCCTCGTCCAGAACCTTGCTCACCTGCCCCGGCGTGCATCCCGACAGCTCATGGGCCAGCCTCTGGGGCAAGGCCAGCAGCTTGCCGCGCACATTGGCCACCATCGCCACGACCAGCGAGACGGCCTCGTCACGCGAGAGCAGGGATCCCCGCTGCTTCTCGATGTCCAGGACGCTGGTCTCGGCCCGCCGCAGGGTGTCGAAGGTCTTGGTCCACTGGCCAAGGAAGAAGGCAGCGGACGCGCTGTCCTGGTCCAGAATCGCCTGGCGGTAGAAGCTGGCCATCTCGACTATGGCCGCACGGAACTGCCTGAGGATGTCCCCGAAGGAGCCCTCCCCGTCCGCCAGGATCTCGGACGGAGGCGGCAGCTCCATCACTTCGGCCATCGGCGCCTCCCTATCCGCCGTCTGCTTCGCCGTCTTGCCCTTACTCTTCCTCGCCTTCGTCTCCTCAGGAGGGTTGGCCAGCCTCCAGGACGCCGCGGCACGATGCACCCCCTTGTCTGCGGGCGCATGGCTAACAAGAAACTCAACCACTTCCCCGATGTAGTAGCCGTGGCCGTGCCTCGCGGGAAAATCCGCGCGGTGCCTGTTCTTCAGCTGATCGATCGACTGGCGGCTGCACCCGATGCAGGCCGCTATGGTCGCCAAACTCTCTGCTTTCTGCTTCTTGCCCAATTAAAAGCCTCCAAAAGATTACTATAGATTATAAAGTGATTAAATGCAAGCAAAATTATCACCTTTCACAAAGAAATTATCACTTTAAAGCCCTTTTTTGCCAAAAAAGTTCCGCAATCCACTATCTCAAACGGCCCGGGCTGGATGGGCGACCCCTGCGGCGCGGAATCTCCAGTCAGTACCTACTTCAACCTGAAAAAAGGCCTTCGCCTGCCGATGATTTGTAAGCTGGGGCGATGGAAGCCAGCCTCGGAGGTCGCCTGGAGGCGTACAAGAAGCCGCCTGGGCACGCGCCGCGCCTTCAGGCGCCGCTCGGTCATCGGCTCCCGCGGTCACTACGACTACGGCTAGCGGCATGACAATCCGGCGCGTTTTGGATTGGTCTACTTGAGTTTCTTCTGCATCTCGATTTCCCGGGGCGGCTTTCCGTGCCCGGGGATTTTTTTTGCCTTTTTCCGTGCTCAAATCAAAAAAATTGACGATTTTTTAATCTCTTTGCTTGCAAATTTCAAAAATCGTGCTAAATTAAGTATCGTGCCGGAGAAAAGGCACAAAAACCACCACACAAAAAACAGGAGACCAATGATGATAACCGCCCACCACGCCACCGACGCCGAGTTTGACCAGTTTGACTTTACCCGCCTCGGCGAGTACACCGCCGTCAACGCCACTGACGAGACCGCCGTCCGCATGGCCCGCCTCGGTGCCTGGTTTGCCAGCCGCAGCCTCAAAGACGATATGGTGACAGAGCACGATTTGACCTGCGACCTCGACATCGCCAACCCCTACGCCACCACGTTTGACGCACTGTGGGACATGCTCTCCGAGCAGGACGCAGACAGCCTCCGCGCCGATCTGGAGGCCGACGGCTACGACGGCATCGCCCTCAGGGACACCGAGTTTGATTGCACCTCCTACGTCGCGTTTGACGCGGCGCAGATAACCATCGTCAGCAGAGACTAATCAAGGAGACCGACCATGACTACAACAGTGCGCAGCACCATCCACCTCTATCTCACACAGACGTTCCGCGTCCACCCAGGGCACAATGTCCGCCGCTACCATGACTGCGGCGGCCAATGCTCCTGCGGCTACCCCGTCGCCCACAGCGCCTGGACGGCTCCTGACGGATACTCCGTCCGTGCCGAGTTTTGCGAGGACTCAAGGTACATAGACATCATAGTGGAGGCCATGCCATGACCGACCCAATCCATCCCGGCCAGGGCCGGGGAAAACGGAAAAAACTCGACCTCCTGCGCCCGCAGGCCATCGCCAACCTGGAGGTGAGCCACGAGCGGAGGCGGGCGGACCACGACCTGGCCTCCGCCATCGCCAGGCGCGGCGGCGCCGCCCGGCACCGCACCCCCGAGGAGAAGGCCGAGCACATGGCGAGGATGCGCGCCGCGCGGGCGGCGCACCAGGCAAATCTCACGCCCGAGGAGCGGGCGGAGGTCGGCAGGCGCATCAGCGCGACAAAACGCAAAAACCGCCCATCTGCGGGCATCTAGACATTCGCCCCGCCCCTGACATGGGGAGCGGGGCTTTTCGCGTCCTGGGCGCGATTTTCGCGCGGTATCCGCCCGCCAGGGCAACGATGCAGGTTATGCGCAGGTCGCCATTGGCCCTTCGCCTGCCGATGATTTGTAAGCTGGGGCGAAGGAAGCCAGCCTCGGAGGTCGCCTGGAGGCGTACAAGAAGCCGCCTGGGCACGCGCCGCGCCTTCAGGCACCGCTCGGTCATCGGCTCCCGCGGTCGCTACGACTACGGCTAGCGGCATGACAATCCGGCGCGTTTTGAAAATCTCCCCCTCTGTTTCCGACTTGTCAAAAATTCGCGTGTGCACACGCATTGCGCACACGCGCGGGCGTCGCGTGATGCGCGCGACCCCTGCGGGCAAAAAAGCGCCAAAATACACACGAAAACACATCAAACTGCCTTTTTTTTCACACATATATAGCTTCTAACAATCTAACAAGAATTTAAATCATTGTTTTTAAACGAGATATTTGTTAGAAACTTGTTAGAAACTTGTTAGAAGGTTTTCTAACAAGCCCTTTCTTGTTAGAAGAAATTTTCTAACAAGATCTAACAAGTTTCTAACAAGATTTTTTAACATTTTTACTAACAAATCCTTCAGGCAATCAAATCATTCCCGGCGGAAGGTTCCCGATCCTGAAGCGCAACATGTTCTGATATCGCTGGGCCACGAAGACCTGATACGTCATGCCTGCCAGGTCGACGGGCGCCGTCGGGACGACAAGCCCCCTTTCGGCGATTTCCCTCACAAGCTCGAAGCGCTGCTGGGCGGTCGTGCCCGTGTGGCTGGCATGCTGCGACAGCTGGCGCAATGAAACGCCCCTGCCCCTGTCGTACTTGGCGATAATCTGGACGAACCGCCGGATCAGCCTTTCCTGGACCTTCGCCGCCGGCGTCTCGTCCTCGACCTGCGCCAGAAGCGTCTCGGCCTGCCCGAAAAACCACTGGACCATCTTCCCAGCGCCCGTCCAGTCCCGCTCCCGCAGGACGACGGCCTCGCCCTGCGTGTGCGCCTGATAGTCCATGGACAGCATGACGGCGAACCTCGGGAGATACTCGTTGACCAGGCGGCGCCATGACGGGTGCAGCTTCTTCGGCGAGAACTGCCGGAACATCGCCGAAAGTTCCGCGCCATAGTCTTCAGGCACGTCGACGACGCCTTTCTTCCGTTCAAACACCGGCAGCAACTCGCCGAACCGGGTCAGGATCCTGCTGATGTCCACCCTCGCGGGGTCTCCGAAGAATTCCGGCATCCTGGCGAAGATGAAGCGTCCCATGAATCCGCTTGATATGTCCTGCGTCTTCACGACGCGCTCGAAAACTTCCGGCTGGATGTTCGCAATGATGTTCGGGTAGCAGTATTCGCACTCGCTGGTTCCGCCGCGCCCGCCCCGGCTGGAGAAGTTGTGGCGGAAGAAGCCCTTGCTGAACGCCTCGGTGAGGAAGGACGTTGCCTTGTACTGCCAGTGGCTCTCGTCCAGCCAGTTCATCATCTCGCTGATGGAGATGAGGCCGTTCGGCTTCCTGGCAAGCGCTTCGGCGATGCCCTCGGCGCTGCCGGACGTCCCCAATGACCATTGCCTGGCCTCGGTGACGGTGTCCAGAAGATTGCCGATGTCCTTGCCGCTTGCGCTGTTGGCCGCCAGAAGCGCATAGACGTTGCAGACCTGCCCTCCCGCCGTGTTGATCCTCAGCCTTGCCCGCAACGCGCCTATCGGCGGCAGCAGCGAGTTCTGGTCGGTGTCCGGGGCGCCCGGCCCGGACAAGGCGCATCCCGCAGTGACGATTGCCTTCAGCAACGCCGCCTGCAAAGGCAGCCGCGGCCTGGTGACGCTGGCATACAGCCCTGCCATTTCGCCCAAAAGCGTTCCGTCGATGACGCCGCAAATGTCGTCGTCCGTGACGTCGCGCCACGGCGCCGGATCTTCCTGAACCCCTTCTTCAGGCGCCGGATCTTCCCCGTCCATGCCGCCGTCACCAACCGCCTCGATGAGACGATGGTCGCCCGGCCGGATAGGCGCGGACGCCTCGGCTGACGCGCCATTCCCTTCGCGCGGACGTTCCGCATGGCCAGGGTCAAGCAGCTCGCGCAGCTTCCTCCAGTCGTTTCCCCGGCAACTGTTATGGTGGCAGGTGAATCCGATTGCGCCGTTCGCCTGTTCCGTGATGACCGCCGACCGATTCGCATGGTCCGAATTGAACGGACATACGGGAAAAACCCATTTCCGTCCGCCGTGCCATTCCTCCGGCCCCTGGATGTCCGGACAATGCTTTGCAATCCATTCATCCAGATTGAAAGTATCTTCCGAATCTTCCTGAATGGCCGCATAATTCACGCCTGACAACTTGGCGCCCGTGCCTTTTGGCCTGTTCTGGTATTCGGTCAAGTCAAACGGCTTCTGCGGCTCCTGCTCGGTGATTCCCGCAAGTTCCTTCAGCAATTCAATCGGCACCTGCTTCAAATCTGGCATCCGGACAATTTGCGCCATTCTATGCGGTCTGTCCGGTATATGGTCGCCCTTGCAATTCATGCTGCCAGGCATCCGCCAAATGCGGCTTGTATTGAAAACACTTTTGTCAATGTTGACCTGCGGCGTGTTGCAAGACTGCAACTGTTCAAGAATCTTTTCGCAGATTTCGTTGTCAAGCCCGCCAGGCAAATCGACCGAATACATCAACTGCGCCCCGTTTCCGCTGTCAATCTCTATCGGTTCCGGAAATCCCATTGAAGCAAGCCCGTCTTTGATTTCGTTGGCCTTGTCCCGCGCCGCCTGATGTTCCGTTTCGCTGCTGGAAATGCCGCTTGGCCTGACGGCATCGCAGTCAATCAGCAGCCAACGCCGTCTTGGAATATCTTTGTCCGCCGTTGACGGGTCCTTTGGCCCCATATCTCGGAGACGATTAGCGGCCCGCGCCAAAAGCGCCGGTTCAACCGGATTCGGCGTGTAATAGATTCCATGCGCCGCCGTGATTTGCTTTGAAATCGTTCCGACGGCCATTGCTATATGTTCATAATCAAAATAGCCGCTGACCGTGTGCGGGCGGTTATAGCCGACCGTGCTGGCGTCAAGCGCCCTGATTTCAAAAACGTCGCCTGGCCGGAATATCGCCTTCAAGGCTTCAATCGCGTGTGCCTGGTTAAAGTTCTGCATATCCCAATCCCCTGTTGATGGCTTCTTCCAGTTCTGATTCTTCGATTATCGGAATATTGTGCTTCTGGCAATAGGACAGTTCAAGCATCGCGCCCGTTGAAAGCCTGTACCCGTCAAGAAAAATCGCCTTCGTGCAATGGCTTAAATCAGAATAACCCTGGAGTTCATATAGACGACATGGCAAATCAATTGTGTTCTGCAAAATCGGCGTATATGGCAGAATCTTCCATTTCGCCGTTTCCATGTCATACGGGCATGACAACGGCTTTTCAATCCCCCCGTCGCCAAACTCGTTTTCCGATGCCGCCTGGTCGCATCTCAAATAACATGGGAAATAGTCACATTCCTTGTTATGGCATTTGAACGTTATCATTTCATTTCCTCGTTGGTATTAATTGTGTTTTTAAATCAAATATTTTGGGCATTGTTGCCTTCAGTTTTTCCAACTCGTCATCTGGCATTTCGACTCTAATAATGCCGATGGACTGACGGGCGTCCTTCATGGCAATCAAAAGAAGAATCAGATACCCCGCCAAATCAAAAACGACATCTTCATCTTCATCATTTTGCTGATTCATTAGGCGATTGATTTTGTCATCGATTCGGACCTTTATTTGTTCAATTGAATCGGCTTGCGAAAATATCCTGATTGGCTTCAATGCTGAATCGCCATATTTGCGGTTTTTCTGCAAAAGCATTTCTTTGACCGCATCGCAGGTTTCAACGATTTTATCTTGTGATGTTTTGTTGTCCATCGTTGTTTTCCTTTGTCTTTTTCTTGTCGGTAAAAAAGCCAATTTCAATATGCGCCGATTTGTTTGCCTTGACTTCAATTCCTGAATATGTCTGGCAATTCATGTTTTTGGCTTTCATCATTGCCATTTCATGTATTCCCTTCAAGGCTTCAATCATCGTTTCAAGATTTTGAGGTCCAACCAAACGCAATAAAACGACATCTTTGTTAATCATTTTTCTTCTCCTTTAATTTTGGCAAGTAGTTTTTCAATTTGGTCAGCATTATAAAACATCGCCGCAACAATGGCTATATTACCCAATCTCTTTTCTAACCATTCAGCCGTATGTCGAATGAAACTTGCAGTCTTTTCAAGTTCATCATACATATCTGGTGCAATTTCAATCAAAGCGGCATTGGCATCAATTTCTTCTTGGCTGAATTTTTCCTTATACTCTTTTAATAAGCAAAAATTCATTCTGAAATGGCATCTTGGCGATTAATCCTATTGGACTATTGTCGCTATGTATTGAGACGCTTGTAAAGTCAATTCCCATTTTGTGAAATTCTTTACGGTGAACTTTCCACGGCTTTGGCGTGAACTTCGGTTTATTATTAATTATTTCAGTCATTGTCGTCTCCTGCTTTCCCTGCATCCCAATTCTCAATGACGCGGATAATGTCACAGGCCAATTTGCCGTATGCGTCCTTTGCCTGGTCAATGGCTTCTTTCTTGCCTTTGGTCCAGGCCAATGTTTCCCGCAAATGGCTTTTGCCCAATTCCTGCATCATGTTCAACAACTTTTCACGGAGCGCATTGTCGCGCCGTGAAATCCTTGGTGTCGTTGGTGTCGTCGCTGTCGTTCTCATTCGCCCGCCTTCAAAGATTCAATCGCCTGTTTCTGCTGCATTTCAACCAATTCAACCATCGGGTCTTTCTTCATCCAAACGCCTTCCGGCAACGGATTGACTTCAGCCGTCGCGCCGTGCAAGGCAATCTGGCGTTCCAGGTATTCCGCCCAATTGTCCGGCGTGATTTCATCGCCTCTGCAATCCTTCAGCCATTCAAACTGTTCCTCAAGAAACGGTCTGCACGTGGCTCCCGCCCTTGGCAGTTGGTGCGTGAAAAGTTTGTCGCCAGTCATCCAGTCAAGAAACTGATACATCTGCCCGACTTCGCACAATAGTTTTCCAGTTGCGCAACTAATTATCACGTTTATCGGCCAATTCATTTGTCATTCTCCTTTTTGTCCTTGTAGAAAATCTTCCGCCCTTCATCCCGTGAAAGGAAATGGCGGCATCTGCCTTCATCCGTTATTTCAACCGGCGTCA